GTTTTTGATCCTTTACCTGACGGAAAGGTAAAGATCTGTTCAGCCATTGGATCAGCCGTTGTTGCTCCTACGTAGTTCCACTCCGCGCCATCAGCCGTTTGTTGTTGAACCTTTTCAAAGTATGTAGATTTATCTGAAACAAAAAGCAACGACGAAATTATAGTAAATGCAATAAACATAAATACTCCATTGTTTTAATGTAAAGTGTGTATAGATTCTCTTAACTTTGGTAAAGAATCTTTAACGTTGTCTAAGATCATAACAATATCTTCATCTTTTTTGTACATTGCCGTGTATAGTCGAACTGCAATAGCAAGTAGTGTACCGGAAGTCATTAACAAAGAGTTAGGGTTGTTGGGTTTAATATGAGGATCAATTAGCTTATATATTTTACTGTATAAATCCTTTTGATCTTCAGTTAATTCAAATACAGATTCTTTTTCAGTCATGTTTTTGTGGAGTTTAACAGAATATTTATTCTTCTGTAAGTAAACTCTCTTTCTCCTTCCATTATTAAGTTAAAATGTTTTCTTGCGTAAGTAGGATTAATCCCTGCTAGTTCACAGATAGGTTCAAATGTAGATGCCGTAACACATTCGGGTTGGCTAAACCATTTGACAGCGCAGTTACGATTTGCAACGGATGACCGTGGTTCTCCTTCGTACTCCGGTTTAGTTGCGTCCAAAAGAGACTGAAGAAAGACAGCAATGAACATGACCCGTTCAGGATTTGTTTGTTGTAATTCTTCTTGTTCTTCATTAAAAATATACTCACTAGAAAATAAATTCCAAGAATTTCCTTTTTCAGCTACAGATACTTCAGATAGGTGCGTAAGCCCCATATCTACTGAGGTAGAGACGGTGGTCAACTTCTCTCTTGTCTCTGTCTTTAAGTTTACTCTTTTCTTCATCAACCCAGCTTTTTGGTACAGTCTCTCTTGCCCACATAAATTTATGTTTAGTAGCCCAATCTCCTAATGTAGTAGGGCTTCTCTTTTTTATTCTAACGTCAGCATCCATGAAAATAAAACGAATGTCAAGATTAGGATTAGAACTACGAACAAAAATCATTTTCTTACGGTCATCTAAAGGAAACCACCCTTTACATTCGATACAAATACCATTCTCTAACACAAAATCAGGAGTGTATTTTCTATATGATTCCGGTACAATATAATCTATCTTAAAAGGTTCGTACTCTGTTTTAATTTCTCTGTGAGATAAATCTTCGTAGACTCTCTCTTCAAATTTAGATCTAAAAACCGGGAGTGATTTCTTCAACATTGGGTAACTTTCCTACTGTAGTTAAGTATCTAATTCCGTTAGCGTATTTAAAACCTCTTAATCCTTTTCCTTCATTACAGTCTTCCCAGCATTCAAATTTAAATCGACAGTAGTTACACCCTGAACTAAGTTTTAGATTGCCTGACTGTCCGTCCGATACGGGTGAGTAGCATTTAGGTGGAGGTGTGTCCTGTTCAAGAGCCTTTTTTAACTCCTTTATCCTTTCTTTTGGATCAATCATTTCCATCTTATGCAAAGGCATCACGGTAACTTCACCTGATTGTTTATCGATTACAATAAAGGAAGCTTCCTGATCTTTATTTGTTTCAGCATAAGCAGATATCTGAGCTACATATCCAAACGGATCGTCACCTACAAGTCTTTGATTTTTAAATTTAGCAAATGATCTTCCTGAAGCAGATTTAAAATCAACCAGAACACCATCAACTCTTGCATCCTGATGACCTTTAATACCATCAATGTTGTGTTCAAGCTGCTGTTCTTCTACAGAATGACCTGACATTTTAAGAAGAAGAACAAGAAGTTCTTCGAGAAGATGTCCGTAAAGAAATTTAATACGTAAACTATAATCCAGTTGTTCAGGTTCGTCTACATACTTAGCCGTATACCATAACTGTCTGGCAGGTTTGCCGATAGAAGACATACGAAGAACGGTTCTAGGTTCAGTTGATACAGCTTCTTGAAAGGATGAGGTAACAGCATCTGCTACATTATCACAGAATACTTTAAGATCTTTGGGGGAAGGAGAAACCCCGTTAGACCATAAAGATTGTAAATCTTCTGGAATTGTAGACAAGGAAGTCATAATGCTGTTACCTCATATCAAGTTGGCTTACACTAGAAAATGTCTTAGTACTTTAAAACGGAATGTCGTCTTCCGGTACGTTTACGTTTTCTTCCGATGCACTATAACCGTCTTTAACAACATCAAACGTTTCATTTGATCCTGAATCAGGAGCATCGTATCTAATAAGTTCAGTAACTTGAACTGCTTCCAAGTGAAACTGACTAAACCCATTCTTAGTAGTCTTTGAAGAGAATCTAACATTAACTGTAGATCCGTTTCCAATCTTGCGGTACATTTCGTCAGCAAGTTGAATATTTTCAGAGTCAACTACAGGCGGTTTTGAATTAAGATTACCGTTGTAGTCATATCCGTATTTTTTAAGAGTAACAAACTTTTCCTTTAGTCCGGCATTATTTTTACCGGAATCAGGATCATCTGTTTTAATAGTCATACCGAGATCTTTGGCAAGTTTGATACTAGATTTATCAAGATTACCTACATCAAGAGAATAACGTTTGTCGTCAGGAGACAGATTTGTTCCCATAGGAGTGTGAAGTTTAGCCCAATATGCTTTTCCAGAAATTACTGGCATCTTATAAGTTCCTTTTCGTTTCAATAAGTTTAAATAAAAAGCAGCTACGATTTCGCCACTTTACGGTCTACGGAAAAACTTGTCAAGAAAAATCTTTCATCGCGTTCAGCTTACTTATGGGAACATTGTGACAATCCCGTGAAGCAATAAAACCGTTGTCACCATCTTGATCTCCTTTCTTTAAAAATTTGGCCTGTTTAAGATATTTTCCTTTTTCCATCCACCCTAATATCCAACAGAGTTTGTAGTCGTTATCTACTCTGGTAAAAATGTAATGGGTACATTTCTGAAAGACACTTGTACTTGCTACAGAACATTCGTAATGGTCTTTTGGTTTAGACTGACATCTTTTTGTTTTTACTTCAACTGTTTTATCTCCAAAGATTAAATCATAATCATAAGTATTGTATTTAGTACAGAAAGGATCTTCACCTAAGAAGTATAAGGTAGATATCTCCCCTAAAAATCCGGCAACATTTCCTCTTCCTTTTTCGATAGAATTTTTTAACCTTCCCATCTCAAGAGATCTTTTCTTGGCTTCCGTAATCCATTCTTTTTGAATGGGAATTTCTTCGTACTTCATTTAATGTGTCTCCGCCCAATTTAATCCAATTTTAAAGTTACTGTCTAAAGGACACTTTACATTTAAAATTTCTTCAGTGTTCTTCATAGCCTGTTTCGCAATGATACCTAATTCTTCTGCATCTTTTTTGTGTACTTCAAATTGAACTTCATCATGTATATTCGCAACAGGTCTTGCATCCAAACCTTTTTCATAAACTCCGTGCATTATATGACATAACCATTCTTTACATATAATGGCACCTGCTCCCTGTAAAAGTGCATTTAAAGTGGAATGCTGGCTTTTAATTCTTAAAAACCTACCGTCTAATCCTTGAACCATACCAGTTTTAACACCTTCGTCAATAACTTTTTCACGAAAAGAAGCAAGTCGGGGCATAGATGTAAGAAACTTTTTAATTAACTTGCCTCCTGTAGTAGGACTTTTTCCTACTATAGAACCTATCTTAGTTGGGCCAGCCCCATAAAGAAATGCATAGATAAAAGTTTTTGCCTGATCCCTATCTGTTATACCAGCAGCTTTCATGTTAGCTGTATGTACATCACCTTCCAGTATTTCCTTTGTATAATTCGGATCATCAATGTAGTGGGCCAGACAGCGTAGCTCTAACCCTGACGCATCAACTCCTACCAAACGGTAGTTGTCAACATCTTCCACTGTCCAGCATTCACGACATTCTTTTCCGTATGGTGAATAAGTTGCAGGTATTTGAGCCATGTTAGGAGAATTGTGGGACATTCGTGTAGTGATGGCACCAATTGTCATTACACGGCCATGTACCCGATCTGTTTTAGGGTTAATAGCCTCCACCCAAGATTCAATTTGAGTTATTCTTTTTCTAAGTAACATGTAAGTTCTTAATTGTTTGGCTTCGGGTAGTGTACACGAACTAAGGGTTTCTTCAGTTACTACAGGTTTTCCTGTTTTATCTGTAAAGTCAGTTGGTTTCCACCCTCTTTTAATAAGACGATCTCCAATTTGTTGCCGACTTTGAGGATTAAAAGGAATAATTTTTGTTTTAGTTTTCATTCTTTCAACAGTCGGTTCAAAGTTTTCAACTAATTCTTTCTCTAAAACAGAAGCATCTTGTGAAAGCTGACACAAAAGAAGTGAAGTTTTCTTTCTGTCTAAAAAGAACCCAGTTTCCTGTTGGATATTAATAAGCTTACGAACAGTATGTTCAAGCTGAATACAGTGTCGTGACCATCCTTTCATTTCTTTTTGCATCAAACGGTAAAGACGTTCTGTAACATTTACATCCTGTTCACAATATCTGTGAAGATAAGGAGAGTAAAATTCAAAAGAATCAGGAGTTTTTAACTTAGGAAACTCAAGAATTTCACCCCAATTTGCTAAACTGTTTCCACCTAAACGTCCAAAATTTCTAATAGGATTGTGCAATTGTGATATCAAAAGAGTGTCTACAATTTTGTTGTAAGGATATTTTATATTCCACAATCTTTCGAGTATAGGCATGTCAAATGAAATACCGTTGTGCATTATAAGTTTATCTGCTTTGTCAAGATAGTTTTGCAGATTCGTTCCACTACGAAATGAATTAACTTCTCCCGTATCAATGTTTTTACACACAACCAAATGAATACATGTCGGATCTAATCCATTGGTTTCAATGTCAAGAACAAGGTTCATTTATTAATTACACTATCAAGTAATTCAGTATCATCTACTACTGTCGGTTCTTTTTTTTCTTCTGTTTTAATTTCAGACGGATCTAATTCAGTCTGTCGTCCAGTGAGACGATCATATCTAAGATAAGAAGCAGGGCCAGTATCACCACTGAACCTATTTTTTAGAACACGAACAAGAGTAGTGTTACGTACCAGTTCGTCTTCATTCTGTGAGTCCCGTTCCAAACCAAGAACCATATCAGACAGTTGAGCTATACCCTGACTGCCGCGTAAGTGACTCAGTGATACGTGATGTCCTTCTTCATGTCCACCATTAGGAACACGTTTAAGATGTGTAACAATACCAAGATGAATGTTAAGTTCTTGTACAAGCATTCTTAACTTAGTCATAATTTCGTCAATTGCTTTTCGCTCGTCTCCAGAATTTTCTTGAGAAGAAACGATTATAGAAATATGATCCAGAAAAATGAACTTACAGTCGAGTCCTTTTGCCATAAACCTGACACGAGAAAGAAGACGGTCAATGCCCCAAGACCCGAAATGATCGAATAAAAAGAGCCGTCTGTCCATACTAATAGCGTCAAATGCTTCTTTAAACTCTTGTTGTGTGTACTCACACGTTGGCAAGTGCATAGGTTTGTTAGCATGGATACCAAGAAGAGCAAGACCCGTACGTTTCACGCTTTCTTCTAAAAATAACATTCCTATATTGTAAGTGCTGGAATTTAGAATGTGATAAGCAAGCTCACGTACTGTTGTACTCTTACCTGCACCAGTACCAGCAGCAAAGGTACAAAGTTCTCCTAATCTCATTCCGTAAGTGAGTTTTTGAGTACCAGCCCAAGGATAGTCTACCGACTGAATTTCATCCTTTTCGTTTAATGTGTCCCACAGATCGGTTAAGCACACAATACCTTCAGGAGTATATTGCTTTTTATTGTTAAACCATTCTGAAACAAAATCTTTAGGCTTGTTTTGTTTCAGATATTCACAAGGATCTTTAAAAGCCATTGTTAGAATGTGACATTTTCCGGGCGAAAATAAGTCAGCTACTTCTTGTGAAGCTTTCCGACCCGGATCGTCTGAATCAAAACAGATTACAATATTCTCAAAACTATCCAAAAACTGAAGAGAACGTTTACAGTCTTTTAATGCAGAGGCTGATCCGTTCCGAATAGAAACAACCGGATAGTTTCCCAACATCTGATGAGCAGCCATAGCATCAAGCTCACCTTCACAAACAGTGACATATTTAGAAGGACTGTTAAAAAGATGTTGTCCAAACAAACCACCACTAGTCCAATTTCCAGTTGTTCTAAAAACTTTTCCTTCAACTTCTCTTATTTTGTAAGCTACAACAGAATTATTTCTGT